CCGCCTCCCGTGACGCCGACACCCCTCAACCATCGCAAGCATGACGATAAAGGAGCTTTCCAACCATGACCGGTTCCTGGAACGACTTCAACGACGCCCAGAACACCTCGATCATGCCGAAGGGCGAGATCGTCAAGGTGCGCCTCACCATCCGCCCGGGCGGCTACGACGACCCGGCGCAGGGCTGGACGGGCGGATATGCCACGCGCGGCGACAGCGGTGCGGTTTACCTCAACGCCGAGTTCACCGTCCTCGAAGGCCCGTATGCCTGGCGCAAGATCTTCACCCTGATCGGCCTCTACAGTCCGAAGGGGCCGGAGTGGGCGAACATGGGCCGGGCGCTGATCCGGGGCATGCTCAACTCGGCGCGCGGCATCTCGGATAAGGACACCTCGCCCGAGGCGCAGGCGGCACGGCGCATCAGCGGCTTCAGAGACATCGACGGCCTCGAGTTCCTCGCTCGTGTCGACGTCGGCGACGACGTCAACGGCGATCCGAAAAACGAGATCCGCAAGGCGATCACCCCGGACCACCGGGACTACGCGCGGCACATGGGCGGTGGCGTTGCAGCCGCGCCGGCGGCATCGGCTCCGGCCGGCGGACCAGTCGCAGCACCGGTGCAGCCGAAGTCCGGCATTCGCCCGACCTGGGCACAGTAACCGGACCGCGCAGCCATGCTGCTCAGACCGCGACAGCGTCTGTTCGTCGAGCGCAGCGTTCGCGCGCTTAGGCAGAACTCTAACACCCTGGGCGTGGCCCCGACCGGTTGCGGCAAGTCGATCATGCTGTCGGCCGTCGCCGGCGATCTGCTCTCCGGCGGTGCGGCCAAGGCCTGCGTCCTCGCCCATCGCGACGAGCTGACCGAGCAGAACCGATCCAAGTTCGGCCGCGTCAATCCGGCGATCGGCACCTCGGTGGTCGACGCGAAGGAGAAGTCGTGGGCCGGCCAGGTCACCTTCGCGATGGTGCCGACGCTGGCGCGGCCGGCCAACCTCGAGGCGATGCCAGCCCTCGATCTCCTGGTGATCGACGAGGCGCACCATGCCGCCGCCGACACCTACCGGCGGATCATCGACCGGGCTCGGGAGCGCAACCCCGATCTCAAGCTCTACGGGGTTACCGCCACGCCCAACCGCGGCGACCGCAAGGGCCTGCGCACGGTGTTCTCCAACGTCGCCGATCAGATCCGCATCGGCGAACTGGTCGCGTCGGGCCACCTGGTGCCGCCGCGCACCTTCGTCATCGACGTCGGCGTCCAGGACCAGCTGAGAACAGTGCGGCGGACCGCCGACGACTTCGACATGGCCGAGGTCGACGCGATCATGAACCGCTCGCCGGTGACCGACGCGGTGATCCGTCACTGGCGGGAAAAGGCCAACGACCGGCAGACGGTGGTGTTCTGCTCGACCGTGGACCACGCGACCAACGTCACCGCCGCCTTCAAGGATGCCGGCATCGATGCGGCGCTGGTGACCGGCGAGATGCCGGAATCGGCGCGGCGTTCGGTGCTGGGGCGCTATGCCGCGGGCGGCTGCCAGGTCGTCGTCAATGTCGCGGTGCTGACCGAAGGCTGGGACCATCCGCCGACCAGCTGCGTCGTCCTGCTCAGGCCGAGCTCGTTCAAGTGCACGATGATTCAGATGGTCGGTCGCGGTCTCCGCACCATCGATCCGAAGGAGCACCCGGGCGTCGTCAAGACCGACTGCATCGTCCTCGACTTCGGCACGTCGTCCTTGCTGCACGGCTCGTTGGAGCAGGACGTCGATCTGACCGGCCGGGAAGCGGACGGCGAGGCGCCGACCAAGGCCTGTCCGGAATGTGGCGCCATCGTCCCCCTCGGCGTTCCGGAGTGTCCGCTGTGCGGACACTCGTTCGCGGCGAGCGGTGGCGAGGGAGGAGAGATCGTTCAGCTCGGCGATTTCGACATGACCGAGATCGACCTGCTGAAACGCTCCAGCTTCCAGTGGTGCGATCTGTTCGGCGATGACGCGGCGCTGGTGGCCAACGGCTTCAACGCCTGGGGCGGCGCCTTCTTCCTGAATGGCCGCTGGTACGCCGTTGGCGGCGGCAAAGGCCACGATCCGCGCCTGCTCGGCATCGGCGAGCGCACCATCTGCCTCGCTGCCGCCGACGACTGGTTGAACGAGAACGAAAGCGATGAAAGCGCGCACAAGACCAGGGGCTGGCTGAAGCAGCCGCCGACCGAGAAGCAGTTCGCCTATCTGCCGGCGGAATACCGGCAGGATTTTGGGCTCACCCGCTATCAGGCGTCGGCGCTGCTGACCTTCCGCTTCAATCGCAGCGCCATCCGCTCGCTGGTGTTCGCCGCCGAGCAGGCCGGACTCGGGAGGGCGGCGTGATGGCCGACAGGCGCTTTCGTCCGGCCGCGGTTCTGGCATCCACCTGGCGTGCTCTGCGCAGTGTGCAAGCGCCCGGCCGCTGGCTTTGGCTGGTTCGACCCGGCACGGCGGAAGGTGTCGCCGCCCTCACGCTGGTTCTGCTCGATCGGCTGCCAGGACTACTGGTGGCGGCGGCAGAAGGGCTCGGCCGGCATGTTTGACCTGCAGCTCGAGGAAAAGGCCGCACTTCGATCGGCGATCAAGCCGGTCACTGAGATCATGGAGGAGATCGGCTGGGAGCGGCGCCTCTGCGACCTCGACGAAGCGCAGGTGCTGACCCTGATCGAGGTCGCGGTCGGCGGCTTCCAGGACGCCATGCAGGCGATGGCGAAGTCATCGGGAGAGGAGATCCCGTTTTGACGGAAGCTGCCAGCTTGCTCGACTTCAACTCGCGTCCCAAGTTCCCCGCCCTCGTCAACGGTCTGATCGATGCCGGGCTGGAGGCCGGCGATCGGCTGGTGCCGCCGCGCACCTACCTCGGCGGCTCGCGCCTTGGGGCTCCTTGCGAGCGGGCGCTGCAGTTCGAATACGCGCACGCGCCGAAGGACGAGGGCGGCGGCTTTTCCGGCCGCACGCTGCGCATCTTCGCCATCGGCCATGCGCTCGAGGATCTCGCCGCCGGCTGGCTGCGCGCCGCCGGGTTCGATCTCTACACCCGCAGGAGTCTTGCCCCTGCGAAGGCGGGGGGCAACCGGCCGGACGGCGGACAGTTCGGCTTCTCCGTCGCCGGCGGACGCATCCGCGGCCACGTCGACGGCATCCTCGCCGATGGACCTGCGCTGCCGGGGCTGGGCTACCCCTGCTTATGGGAATGCAAGACGATGAACGCGCGGTCGTGGAAGGAGACGGCGCACAAGGGCGTTGTCGTATCGAAGCCGGTCTACGCCGCGCAGCTCGCCGTCTACCAAGCCTACATGGAAGGCAGCGTCGCCGGCATCTCCGCCAACCCGGCGCTGTTCACCGCCATCAACAAGGATACCGCCGAACTCCACCATGAGCTCGTGCCGTTCGACGGCGGGCTGGCGCAGCGCATGAGCGACCGCGCGGTGCGCATCCTGCGGGCGACCGAAGCCGGCGAACTGCTGCCGCGCCTCGCCGCCAATCCCGATCATCACGAATGCCGCATGTGCGCCTGGTCGCGGCGCTGCTGGAGCCTGCCGGCATGACCGACAACGGCGATAACATCATCCACTTCAACCCGTGGGGCGACTTCAACGACGCGGCGATCGACGACGATCCGTTCGATCTGGAGCCCGATCCGGCGCAGATCGGCGTCTTCCTCGATGTCGTTTTCGGCTACTGCGACGGCTGGATCCCGTTCCGTGGCTTCGTCGACAAGGGCCAGGGCTTCGCCGGCCGCCCGCACAACATCTGGGTGGAGGCCGACGCCAAGGTCACGGAGAAGGCGGTCAACTTCGCCGGCTGGGCGGCACGCGAGGGCGCGGCGTTCTACGTCGTTCCCGGCACCGTGCCTGAGTCTGGCCGTGCCAAGTCCGCCGACATCCGGCAGATGCAGACGGTGGTGGTCGATCTCGATGCCGGCGACATCGCCGCCAAGCTCGATCACCTGCTTGGGCATCTCGGCGAGCCGACGCTGATCGTCGAGAGCGGCGGCCGGACGCCGGAGGGGCTCGACAAGCTGCACGTCTGGTGGCGGCTGACCGAGCCGGCGGAAGGCGACGATATCGGCCTCGTCTGCCGGCTGCGCGGTGATATCGCCGTCAAGGTCGGCGGCGACACCCACTTTCGCTCGGCGCATCAGCCGATCCGGGTGGCGGGATCACTCTACCACAAGGGCGGCTACAAGCGGCTGGTCGCCATCCGCCGGCATAACCCCACCCTCGATGTGGACTTGCGCGAGTTCGCGGAAGCCGTTGATGGGATGCCGCCGCTGCCGGGCGTCGGCTCCGATCCCGCGCCGTCAGGGGTGGTGAAGCCCGGCATCGATGACGTGCTGGTCACCCCGGTGCGCGAGGGCGGCGAAGACGACTGGACCCGCTTCCAGGGCGCCAGCGCCGCCATCGGCCACTACGTGCGGATGGCGCACGACGGCCGGATCAGCCGCGACGAGGCGTGGGAGGCGATCTGCCAGTACAACGCCGCCATGCTGCGGCCCAACTGGCCGGTGGAACGGCTGGCCTCGGAAGCGCAGCGGCTGTGGCGGCTGCACGAGGAACGCAACGCTCCGGCCCTGGAGCTTGCCGGGCCCGTCGCTCCGCCCTCGCTGCCAACCTTCTCGCTTGGCGAGCTGCTCGATGATACGAGCGCCATGCCGGACGACCTGATCGCGCCGAGGCTGCTCACCCCCGGCGGCATGCTGGTGCTGGGCGGCGCGCCCAAGGTCGGCAAGAGCGACTTCGTCATCAGCCTGCTCGCCCACATGGCGGCCGGCGTGCCGTTCCTCGGCTTCGCCCCGCCGCGGCCGCTCGCGATCTTCTACCTGCAGGCGGAGGTGCACTACCACTACCTGCGCGAGCGCATCCAGGCGATCCGCCTCGATGCGGCGGTCATCGCCGCGGCGCGCGACCGGCTGGTCGCCACCCCGAAGGTGCGGATGCTGCTCGATGCCGGCGGCGTCGCCGCCACCACCGCCGCCATTCGCGAGCGCTTTCCCGACGCGCCGCCCGATATCATCGTCATCGATCCGATCCGCAACCTGTTCGACGGCGGCGCCGAGGGCAAGGGTGAGAACGACAACGCCGCCATGCTGTTCTTCCTGCAGGAGCGGGTGGAGGCGTTGCGGGATGCGGTCTCGGCCGAGGCCGGGCTGATCCTCTGCCACCACACCCGCAAGATCACCAAGAAGCAGCTGGCCGAGGATCCGTTCCAGGCGCTGTCCGGCGCCGGCAGCCTGCGCGGCTTCTACACCGCCGGCATCCTCATGCACCGGCCGGAAGAGGAGCGGCCGGAACGGATGCTGCAGTTCGAGCTGCGCAACGGCCCGGCGATCGAGCCGAAGCTGGTGGACAAGGTGGGTGGCCGTTGGATCGAGCTCGACCGCCGCGGCGAGCGCCTGATCCGCAAGTCCCTCGGCGAGAAGCTGGACGCGGAGCGCATCCGCAAGCGCGACGTCATCCTGCAGATCCTGTTCGAGGAAGCGCGCCAGGGGCGCGTCTACACCGGCCGCCAGTTCGCCGAAGCGTTCGAGAACAAGGCCGGCCTCGGCGGCAACGCCACCATCCGCGAACGGATCTCGGTGCTCGCCACCAAGGGCTACGTCAAGTTCTTCCGCAACTACCAGGACTATGGGCTCCTGACGGCGGCGAGGTCCCGCTTCGGCTACCTGTGTGTCGAGGGCATGGGGCTGGGCGCGGCCGAACCGGACGTCGATCCCGACACCGGCGAAGTGATCGCTGCTGAGCCGCTGCCGGTGCTGCCGACCCACTACAAGTGCCCGCAGACCGGCGCCGTCATCCCCGTCGAGAACCCTGCCGTGTGGGTTTATCAGCATGACGAGGA